AATGGCTTCCCGTGATAATTAATAACAAATGCAAAGGAAACGCTATGCTGTTACAAGCCGAAGAAATCAACGAAGTCATGCAAGACGCCACGACCTTTGAGATGTACGCGCAATTGATTCCCGCTATTTTGGAAGCAGCGCGATACCAAGGGGAAACATCTCTCTTGTATGAAGTAAAGACCCCCGAAATCCAACGCATCGTCGCTATCCTGAAGGATATGGGTTATACTGTAACCCAAGCCAGCGGTAGCGAGATTGTTGTCGATTGGAAAAATCCCATCATCCATCACTAAAAGGAAAGATTATGCTGAACCTGATTTACTTTACCGCCGACGGGCGCTTTAACCAAGAAGCATGTGCAGTCATCAACGACCTTGCCCGTCAAGGCAAGCTGAAAGACAACTTTATGACAGATACGCTGTTCAAAGATGTCGAGATTTCTACCTACGAAGAAACAGATGACGAAGCAGTCGTATCTATCGGGGGTCGCGAGTATGCCCGGGACACCCTGCGCTGCTTGGATGATGAAATGCGAGATATTATCGGCCTGAAGAAGGATGCCGATTGGAATACCTTTGCCAAAGAGTTCCAGCGCCGTTATCAAGACCCGCATGCAAACAACCCGTTCTACAAGCTTTGCAAATCATCTGCCCCTGTATTCTTCACTACGGATGCGGGAGGTATTGCAAAACAGATGAACATACGGTTTGCCTGTTTGAAAGCGGGGATAGTTGGAAATTCGGTGAGTGCAAAAATGTAGATGATGAGCCCAACGGGAATATCGCTATGCTGCCTACCCGCATTGCCTTGGATTTCCTGCTGCAGAAACGCAAAATCAACGGCCATCCGTCAAGTAAGTTCCTTGCCATTGCCTTTGATATGATTATCAAGAAAGAGATTAAGCGCGTTATCATTGATGACGAAGAAACCGAAATTATCAACGCCCACCGCGATAACAAACCTTTTACCAATGCGCCCTACGAAGTCAACAGGCTTTGGTTCAAACCCGATTGGGTTGACGTCAACATGGAATATCGGATGGAACTGCTTCCTGAAGATGTCAAGAAGGTTAAAGCCGAGTTCAAACGTCAGAAATTATGGCTGCGCCAATCCAATTTAGACAATGCGGTATTACTGTTTACATATGATAATAGCGGGATTGATTTATCAGGTATCAGTGATGAAGGCGCTCATTATTCTGAATGCTGGAATCATAGAAGAGGCGATACTTGGAGAAAAGTTAAGCTTGAAGATGTATTACCCGATTAACTGTTGAAGGTATGCGAAAGCTGGCGCGAAAAACGCCAGCTTTTTTGCTTGTTCAACCACTAGAGGTAGGCTAGGGTATTACCCTATACCGTCGTCGCAATCTGTGGCGATTGTGAAGCGACTGTGGCCTATGTTTGCAGATAACAGAAAAGCCCCTTAATGGGGCTTTCGCTTTATGCCTTTCGCATGCCTAGGCAATCAGTATCCATTCGGGGTTGTCACATACATCCCAATCCCGTCGAAACTCGCCGACTTCTAGGCTTCCATCTTTGGCAGATTTGATACAGATTCCATCATGGGGTGTGGCCATCAATACGGTTGCCTGTGTACGGTAGTGCCTGTATTTGGCTGGCCATCTGTAGCTATGGGTATAGCGCCTTAAATCCTGCCAAGTAATCAAATCGCCGTTATCGGCATAGCGCATAGAACATGCAATCATGTTGTTGTTCTTGCAGTTAATGCGCATCCCGTAGCCGTTGGCAATCCATGCGGTGACTATCCCGTCTTTAACGCTGAAACACAATAGGGGATAATCGGCAATCCGGTTGAGTTCTTTCAGATGATAGTTATCCCTGAAGCCGATAATATCCTTATCGCCGGGGCTATCCGATACCATCAAGCGGTTATTGTATTGGCGCTTGTTGATTTCATAGGGATATTGCCAGTCGCCCTCTTCGCGGTAAGCGGGCTTTGTATTGGGGATTCTTTATAGTTGAACCGTCGCGCAATACCAGCACGGCATTATCGAGCTGCAGGATAGTCGTAATGATATTCGCGGCTTCAATGATACTTAACATCTTACTCGGGTCATTGTGTTGTTTTTTGTGTTTCATGTTTCCACCTGTTTGCAAACTTGGCCATCTTGCGGGCAATCCTATCAGGGGTTGTTGGCAAGTCATGGCGGTCGTCTTGGATAATGTAGATGTGGTCAAAGTAAACCCGCTTGGCAGGTTTAGCCCCGTCGCGCATCCCAAATACCTGCCCGCCGTAATCGCATAGCAGGTAGCGCTGGCCATCGTCGGGGATAGTGGCCAAGCAATCCCTGAAGGTTTGGCCAACGACATTCCATTCATGCGGGCATTCTTTAATGCGCCCGTCTTGGTAGATTAAAATCATGTTTATACCTTTATGCAATATCCCGCCATAGTATAGACGGATTAACAACAGCCACAGGGATTCGCTGGTTCTGTTTCAGAATCTGCCGATAACCTGTATAACTGATAATAGGCGCAAATGCCTTCTCGTCATAATCATTCATAAAGCTGCCAAACAGGCGGATAGGACGGGTATCAATACAAAAGGCCATATCGCTGCAACGCAGAAATGTCGCACCGCTTTCAATATGAACGGCGAACCGCAGGTGGTTGCCATCAAACCACCCTTCTTGCACAGGAGTAGTGGTAAATTCCCATGCGTCGGTATCAAGAGGTAATGGCGCTTCCATACGACGCCATCCGTCTTCATCCAAGGCAACTTTGTTCCAATCAGAGAACAAGATAACTTCCATGCCGTAGTAATAGGCAAAGCGGATGTGCCCAAGGCGGTTCTGATAATCCTGCCAAGCATTTTTGAATACTTCGTAGTCGCGGGGATTATCGAATCTTACAATATGTTCGGGGCTGATATACCACCCATCTTTGACAACATTCAAACGGGGGCTGAAGTAATCCTCCCCATTCTTCCAATAACCGTTGAACACAGGGTCGGTATGCGCATACTCGAACTCGGCAAGGCGGAAAGCCCTGCCTTCATTTGTAATAACGCTGCCTTGCAGGGTAGGAGCGATAGTCATCAACACGCCCGCCCCGTCAAGGCTAAATCCGGTAATCAAATTCTCATCCGTAGTCTTTACGGCGTAGGGAAAAGTAATCATACTTCCTCCTTCAGCATAGTAGCTAGTCGTTTACACATTTCAATAAAGATGGGGCGCTGTTCTTCAGGCATCCCTTGAACATGGGAATAGCGCATTACTTTGGCTTTGTTATCCCAAATCAGGCGGGCTTTATCGACACCCGGCACGAAGAAGCGGTTAGGATGCTTTTTCCATTGGTTGAGTTCACCTTTGGCTACCAAATCCAAAACGCATTGCGGGATGAACTGGCTTTCATAATCAACCTTGTACTGCTTGGCTTCTTCACGCTCAATAGCGGCTTCGGTCTTTTTAATCTCAGCTTGCAATCGGCGCAGTTTACCCTCTTGCTTTTCCCAGCGCTTGAAGGTAGCAGCACCGTTGCGCTTGTCATTCAGCGGCTGTCCGTTGGCAGATTTTACGTCGTCGGCATGTTCTGTAAAAGCGGCATCAAATGCAGCCTGCTTCTTGGCAAGGCTGTTCTTCAGGATTTCCAAACGGGTCATTTCATTATCCCTTTCAAATTATCACATGGCCATTATAGCAGATATTGCATTTAAATCAATAATTGATTTTTACAAATACAGGGCGGCTATAAATAAATCATAGCAATTCAATCATTATCGGAGTTTAAGACTATGGCAGCAAATCTTGGATTAGACAATTTCCTCGCTAATATGCAGGGCGGTGGCTTGCGCCCCAACCTGTTTAAAGTCATCTTGGCCTTCCCGGCTCAGGTAGCCAACCAACAGGCAGCCTTCAAACTGCAGTTTACCGCCAAGGCCACTTCTATCCCGGCTTCCAACTTGGGCGTGGCCATTGCGCCTTATATGGGACGCGAAGCCAAGTTCGCAGGCGACCGTACTTTCGACGACTGGAACATCACTGTATTGCTCGACACCGACATGGTATCCCGTGACGCATTTACCGCTTGGTCAGATGCAATGAACGGCCACGTGGATAACGTCGCCTTGGCCGGATGGGGCAACCCTTCTAGTTACATGGGCAGCGGAGAAGTTCATTTGCTTAACCGCGAAGGCGAAACTGTGAAGGTGTATAACATTAAAGGCACTTTCCCGACGGTAGTCGGCGAAATCAACTTGGATTGGGCTACCAATAACGCCATTGCCGAGTTCCCGGTAACTATGGCAGTAAACTGGTTCGAAGCGGTAACTGGCAGCAACAACGCTTAATCTAGTTGAACAAGAAAGCCTGTTGGGATTTCCAACAGGCTTTTTATTATACTTCCAGCAAATCCAACACTTCTTCGGTATAGGCATAGCGCCATTGGTCTTTGTCATCGCAATGTATCGTATGATAGGCAACGCCGGGCTGGAAGATGCCGCTATCATCTCTCAAGCAGACTGCCAGTTCAGGTTGGATGAATAGCATTAAGCAGTTTGGCGATTGCGTGCCAAGCATCAAACGCGGGTAAAGCTTTCTATGTAATTGACGCAGGGCTATCCTGTCGACAGCATCTGATAATCCAACGACATCATACTGGCTGTCATCATTGCAAAGCAGATGCTTGTTATAGCCACGGCCTGCCAACTTGATAACCGGATAGGCAGTAAGCGGGTGGGTCTCATCATGGGGACGAATCTGCTCGCCGTTTTCCAATATCAGTTTGCCTTTAAGCTGGTTGGTTTTAATCAGGTAAGACAAGGCAAACGCTGCCTGTGGGGTATAACTGCCACCATAGTATTGCAGATTAGGGTGCAGTATATCCAAAGCAAACTCGGCCAATAACGGAAAGAACTCGCGGTCTGTTTTGTTATATAATTCGCCAAGCGTAGCCGTGTCACACTCTTTGGCCAACACACAAATATATCTGCTATTGTTGGCAGTAACAAACAAGTTGTCGTCATAATCAATGGCAAATTTAATCATGGTATATCCTTCCTAAGCTAATACCCAATCAGTGGCCAAGATGTCGGCCTGCATGGGATAGAACGGCTTTTCATTGTCGTCAACCATCATGCCGTTTTCAGTCAGCCGGATAACCTTGTTGCAATCCTTGCGCTTAACGGGCAACCCTGCCTTCATGGCTCGGATAGCCCAACCAATATCTAGGGTCACATCCAGCTTCCATAATATCGTCTTGGCAATCTCGGTTTCGCAGTTTGCCAGTTTCAGCAAGGCTTCTTCTCGAGCTCTTGCATAGGCTATATCGTCGCCCAAGCCGTGATTGATATACAGGTATTCGCCTGAAGTCGATAAGCCTGTGCCAGATACCAAGGTGCAAAGCATGCCGTTTTCGGTTTTGGCATAGCTTTCTGAAATCATGTGGTCGTTCAATGTCTGACGCATAACGGGCGTAATCAGCATAATAGTTCTCCATGGGTTGTTTACAGGATGCCATTATAGCGGCGATTTATCCTTGCATGAAACTTTTACTGTTTCTTTACAATACACCATATTGCATTAAAATCAATATGCGCTATAATGAAGCCGTGTTGAAAAATAACCCATGAACAGGAAAACATGATGAAAATCGAAATTAGCCACTTGAAAGCCATCTTGAACTGCGCTGGTAAACAAGATACCCGTAATTTCTTGAACGGGGTTCATATCAAAGGGGAAACCATGGAAGCCAGTAATGGACATGTTGCTGCCCGCCTGAAATGCGAAGGTGCAAACTTCCCTGATATCATTATCCCGCGAACCATTGTTGAAATTGCCCATAAAGCCCACGCTGGTGCTGTCGAGCTGATTGATAACTTAGACGGAACTTACCGCTTGGGTGATATTCATTTCACGCCCATTTATACAGGGGATGCGGGTTTCCCTGATTTAGACCGAGTTATCCCTGTAGTCAACGGATACGAGCCTGTTGAGCGTACTCCCCAACAAGAAGGATATTACGGGATTGATTTTAAAGTTTTGAAACTGGTTATGCAAACCAGCAAGCAGATTTACAAGCGCGAAGCCTTGCCGATAACCAACAGCATGTTGAATATCAACAAAAGCCAAGCCCTGTATTTCCAGCTTGATAACTTAGAGCTTTGGGTAATGCCCTGCCGGATTAAAATGCCTATCCCGCAAAACAAAGCCGCCCAACCATTCATGTACAAAGGGGGAAATAATGATTGATTTGCAGATGGGCTACAGCCCGCAAAACCTGCGCAATATCCGCCAGCAATACAATTTAACTCAAAAAGAAGTTGCCAAGATTGTTGGGGTATCCAGTTGGAACAGTGTATCAAGATGGGAAACAGATGTAACAAGTTCTAATCATTCGACTATGCCATATATCCGCTGGATGGCCTTGCTCGAACATTTGAACAAGCAATAACAAGACAGCCCGCTTCATGCGGGCTTTTACAATACCTTTACAATATCCCATATTGCATTTAAATCAATATAGCGTATAATAAAAACCATAGAGGCAGTACCAAATAACAAAACAGAAAGGAAACAGAAAATGAACTACAACGCAATCTTCAGCCCGAACCAAGTTGAAAACTTTTTAAACGGTAAAGCCTTTTGGTTTTACTCCCACATCCTGCCCCGCGTAATTGATACGATTGCCTGTGGGGATGATAACTTCCTGCTGTCCCATAGCGATTTAGAGGAAGCCTTTGCAGGTTACTCTGAAGAAGAACTCGCTGAATGTTGGGAAGCCTTGGATGATAACGGATACATCGTCGAAGAAGTACAAACCGGAATCCGCATCGGATTGAACTAAATCGTAACCTGAAAGGAAACCAAAGATGATTACTGCCAGCGTACTGCATCAATTTAAGGATAATCCCGTTCGCTATTTCATGGAAACTGCTGTCATGCCTAAAATCTTGATAGCCAACCAAGCCGGGGATAACCAAGTTGAAATTGAAGTACCTGCCAATATCAATATACAGGCCGTGATTAACATCCTACTTGATTGCTATTACGGGATTGAATATCAGGATAACAATGTTTTGTTGGTTAGATGGTGGATTGATTGATAAGCCAATAAAGAAAAACCCGTGGGATTTTCCCACGGGTTTTAGTGTCCGCAAAGGTAGCGAAATTACAGGCCAACAACGGCGGCTTTGCGGTAGTAGATGTTGCTGTTTTTGCCCAAAACCTGAGCGTTGGTAGTGGTAAAGGGGTTCTCTACCAAACCGTAGCGGGTTTTGAAACCGATAGCCGGTGCGAAGGTTACGGTATCGGATACGCGGGCAATTTGCAGCGGAACGTAGGGGCAGTAGAACAGGCCGGCGTCAACCACTTCAGCGCCTTTGTAGCCTACCACATAACCGTCATGCGCCAGCATCGGGTCAATGTAAACGCGGTAACGACCCATGTTGCCGCAATAGGTAGTGCCAGTCACGTCTACTTCCAAGTTCTGATTCATGGCTTGGATAGCGGGAGCGAAATCCAGCAATCCGGCAATCTGCAGGGCAGATGCAACGTTGGCCGAAGTAATCAGGATATTGCCTTTACCGCGACGGGTTTCTAAGGCAATGGCGTTGGCATCGCGTTCGATTGCATACAGCAAGCCTTTGAAGCGTTCGGCGCTCCAGCGGCCATCACTGTCGGTAGTGATGTTGAACGTGCCTTTGGTAGTGGCAAACTGTGCGCCCGGTTTGGCGATTTGGTAGATGCTGCGAACCACTTCTTGGTTCTGTTCAAGCATCAATTCAGTAGCCAAGATGTTGGCCAGTTCTACCTCGGCATCCATACCATGCACGTTTTTCCAGTCTTGGGCGATTTCCAAGCTGTAGTCGGCACGGAGTTGGCGGGTTTTCGCAGTTACTTGAACTTTCTCAATGGTGGCTGACATGGATTTCCATGCAGCGGTTTCACCAGTGGCGGTATCCATACCGGTGCCAGTTACTACGTCGGCGCTCGGGCTGCCGGTGTAGCTGCCTTCCAAGAAGGGGCTGGCATCGTCTTTTTGAGTACCTGCACCACCGTGTCCGGTGTCTACCTTGTTGTACAAGGCTTCAGCACCGTTCTTATCGGTATAGCGGGCACGCATTGCAAATACCAAACCAGTCGGCATCTGCATGGCCTGTACGCCGCAAATATCGTAAGCAATCAGGCGGGGCGCAAAACGGCGAACCATGCTTACCAGCACGGGGTCGTAGTTCGCAATGTTTGCGGTAGTGGTAGTGGCAGCTTCATTCAGTTGCATTTGCTGCGCATTATCGCGCTGCTGGTTTTCCAGCAAGACGGCAGTGGTAACTCGACGGGTTTCGTCGGCAATTGCCACGCCTTCATTGAGCACGTCGCCCCATTTTTCGAGTAGGGCTTTTTCTTGTAAAGTAGCCATATGGTCTAACTCCGTATCAAAAATTAACGAAAGGTTGCTTTAAAGTTATTTATGGCATCCTCCTCATCCTATAAGATGAAGATTCCTACCAGTTCCTATATTTTTCATAAGATACTCTCGGTGGGTTCTTGCTGCTGACTTCTATCGAAGTTCACTTCACAAGCTCAACGGGCATGCCCTGCCCTGATAGTCGTGAATTATACTCCAGGACTTTGTTTATGCGCCGCGCATGTAGCTAAGGTATTTACCCATATCCTGCTTGGCTTCGGGTTTAACATCTTCATTCAGTTGCTGCGGAGCTGCTTGCGGTTCGGCAGGCTTGGCCACTACGATACCGATTACAGACTCAACCAATGCTTTGTAGTCGCCTTGGTAGGCATCATGCGGCTGCATCAAGGTAGCCACGCGCTCTTTCTGAATATCGGTCAAGCCGTTAGTGCATTCGGCCAATACCTGTGCATGCTGCATATCGCGCAATTGTTTGGCCAAGAGCTGATTTTCTTCAACCAAGGCTTTGTTGGTTTCCTCTTGCTCTTTAACGCGCTCATCAGATTCGCCGAGCAAATCGGTAGATGCAAAGGCAGCTTTAACCTGCTCGGTCAAGGCCAGCATGCGCTCATACTCGTCAGTCTGCACAAGGCGCTCTTGGTTTTCGGCCAAGAAGCGGGCAGCAGTGGCGTCGGCAAACTCTGCGACTTCTTCAAACAGGGCTTGCTTTTGCTGCTCAACGCTTTCCTGTAGTTGCTCGTAAGCAACGCGCTGGCTTTCTTTCAATTCTTCTTCACGTTTGGCAAAGGCTTCAGAGGCTGCTGCAGTAGCATCCGCTTCAGTTTTTGCTTTCACGTCTTCCATGGCGGATTCGACAATATCAATCAGGGGCTGTACTTCTTCAGCGCCAAGATTGACGGTCTTACCCCACTCAATCATGCTGTCTTTCAGTGACATACTTTTTCTCCAATCAAACGAACCAAATCTTCAAATAGGGCAAGGGACTGTTGATTGCTGAACCCTGCTTTATATTGTTTATTTATGGTATCTTTCATCACATCGGTCGCTTCTACCAACACGCCGTTTTGGTAAACCCATTCGCGGGATTCCATTAAGGCGGTAACAAAGGCATCCGGCGCAGACGGTTCTAATACCACATCGGCTGCAGAAATCAGGCGGAAATCCTTTTGCACAATATCCGTGCCAGTATGGTCTTTTCTAACCGAACCCAAGGCACGGCTGGATACGCCCAATTGAACGCCGTCGCGGAGGAGGCCTGCCACGATTGCGCCCATCGGGGTGTGCTGCAATACCTTGGCCTTGCCAATATAGTTGTCGCCGGATTCCTTCAGGCTGACAATCTTGATACAGGCACGCTCGGGATTTAATGTGGGGTCTTTCGGATGATTGAGTTCGCCCAAGGCACGGTTGTTATCAACAACTTCCTTGATGTAGCGTTCTACTTCGCCCCTAACGGTTTCCTTGGGATAGATGCGCCCGTTGATGTTGCGAATGTTCGTCTGCATGAAGATGCCTTCAATATGCAGGGATTTGCCTTCGGCTTCCTCTAGCACGTTGAAGGTGTCGCTCAATGCGGTTTCAACTAATAGCTTCATGGTATCAAGCCTTCAAAAGTCATTTACATAATTTATTTATGGTATAAGCATTTTGATGTAATATGGGCTGAAGTAGTATAGACAAAATTAAACCCCATGGGATTTGCCCACGGGGTTTCTTGGTGCGTGTGTTTGTTATTCGCTAGGGGTATTGATGTTTGCGCCGCTCGGTTCAAACTTCACGCCGTTTACAAAATCGCATTCGAGCAGTTTGAAGGCATCATCATTACCATAGCTCAATTTCAGCTTGGTCGTGCCACCACCCAGTTTCTGAATGCGGGTGCGGATGAAGGATTTAACCGTATTCAAATCCCCTGATTGAGTACCTGCCACCCCGGCAATGGTAACGGCTGCATGATACTTGCCATCTGGCGCTTTGCCGATTTTGATAATATCACGGGAGCGGCTGTTACCTACCAAGTAACCTGCATCGCCTGCCAGCGGTTGATTGAACCAGTAATTGTTGCTGTAATCAGTCGCTTCGTTTAGATGCTTGGCATCGATTGGCAATTCAGGCACGGCAATGTTGGCAGTGCTAGTCGTTACATCCTCAGACAGGCCAAAGGCCTTGCGGAAACGGCGGGCTTTGCGTGATTTGCGGGCTACGCGGATTTTCAAGGCTGCGCCTTGGCTGCGCTTGCTGATAACCATCTTGCGCTTGGCTACGCGCTGCTTGGCCAACTCAGTACCGCCAATCTTCACGCAGGTAGTACCGTTCCATTTGAAGCCTTTGCGGCACTGCATCTTGATTCGTTTCTTGCCTTGGGCATTGACTTTGATGCGACGCTTAACTTCGTTGAGCTCGTAATCGTCTTCCATTTCCAAGCCGTAAACAACGTCTTCTTCATTGAGGTAAACGATTACCACGAACTCAAAACCAACATCGTCTTCAATGTCCTCAATATCGACATCAGACTCAACAGTCGCGCCGTCGGCCTGCTCGTAAACCAGTACATCATAGCTGTACACGGCATCGGTAGCATCCAAGTAATCGCAGAAATCGAAGACTTGGTCTTTCTTGCGGAATGAAATATCAAACACGCCGTCTTCATACTCGCCGTCACCACCAAACTGGCGGGCTACGTTGATGATTTCAATAACGGCATTAGCTTCAGATTGGTCAACGGCTTCTTCGTTGATTTTCTGTGCCAGCACATTGTTGAAGTGGTCAAGCAGGGCAGCTTCGGCCTTTTCCCTTTCGGGATTTTCATTGCCGAGATATTCGATTGCTTCAAGTAGTTTCATCTTGGTCTCCATAGAAAACAGGTTCATCTTGATTATTTATGTCGCGCCCCTTTTCATCTTCGACTTCGCCCAACAGGGTTTCGATTTCATCGTCAGTCATATGCATGATATTGGATAACGCCCAGCGCTGGCTAAACATCTCTCCAATCATGCTTGATACGCTGTTCAATGTGCCGATACGGGCTTCAAGGATTTCTGTTTTCTTCATTTCGACAAAGTTATTGTCTTCGGCATAAACCCATTGGATGTCGCGCTTGATACCCGGCCAGTCTTCCATGCTGATAACCTTGCGCAATACCAGTTCGGTTTTCAATACATCTTCAACGACCAAAATAAAGCGGGCACGCAATGCCTGAATGAATTTCTGGAAGCGGTATTCATCCCTTGTGATTTCTGTGATACGGCCTGTGCTGAATACGGATTGTTCGGCTTGGAAGCGGCTGCGAGGGATGTTCAGGCTGCGATAGAAAACATCGCGGCAATACTCGACATCTTCAATCACGCCCGTGTTTTGCCCGCCCGGTAATGTCGATACTTCTGTGCTCCGACCATTGCTTCTACGAGGCAGCCATATGTCTTCGAGCATGGAATTGATATTGCGCTTGTCGATAGTATCGCCAGTCTTGGTATCGTACACCATCTTGTTTTTGAACTTGTTAATCAAGTCCTGCATGTACTTCTCGGCACGGCTTCGAGGAAGGTCGGCAATGTCAATATAAAACACACGGCGCTCGGGAGCTCGGACTACCCGGTAAATCACCATGGCGCTTTCCATCATCTTCATGTTGTTATAGGGCACAATGGCCTTATGAAGATGACCTATGATGTAATTGCCGTCATCAGATACCAAGCCGCTGTCGGTATAGGCAATCGCTTCTTCTTGGAAAATAGCAGCCTTGCGCTCTTTCTGCCATTGCAGGGAAGTCAGGGTTTGGAAGTCTTTGCCCCATAATTGCGGCTTTTGACTGTTGGGCACATAGACATACTTGATTTCTTCTTTACCCAAATCAACAAAACCGTCGTTAGTCACCTTCGTGCCGCGCAATCGGCGGATATTAAGCGGGTCAATCTGCTGCAGCTTGATAATCTTCGTCTTGTCTTCAGAAACCACCTTATGCAAGAACAAGCGACTGTCTACATACCACGAACGGAACAGGTTTTTGCCAGTACCGTCGAAGTCGAAGAGGTCATGGTAAACGTAGTGGAAGGCTTCCTTAATCTTGTCTTGCAAGGAAACGGTTAGCTTCGAGTTCTCGTGGAACTGTATCGACATTGCCATTTCCGCGCCGTCGACGTTGAAGGTTTCGTTGATGATTTCCTGCACGGCCTCGGATACTTCTGCAGATAGCGCAATGCTGCGATAGCGGGCAATCGCATCCGCTTCAGTCTGTGGCAGGTTGGCAATATCGTGGCGGATGATGTTGAAGTCGACAATGTTTTGCGACCCTATATCATCATAACTCG